GTGGTAACCTCCGCATATTCGGATGCGAACCTAGTGAGCTTAGCTTTTGAGAAGTCCATTGTGGTGTCAGACTATGACACTATCAGAACTCCTAAGGCTATTGAGTTATTAAATAGAGAATTTAATAATTAGACTAACGATACCGTTATGCCTTGCTCTTTCGAGAATGCTTCTTGAAGTTAGGTTTCTTCTTCCGTTTAATTTCTTTAACGGGTTTAGTTACCTTCTTCACTTGTTTTGGAGGGGATGTAGCTTGCTTAAAATCCGCACTACTAATCATTCCATGGTGAGAACCAGGACTGAAAAGTAGATTACGGCTTTGCAAGACCTTCAGAGCCTCTCTAACACGTTTAGCTTCTCTTTCAGAAATATCGGCTTGTACCTTTACTTCATTATGATATGTTGTAGAGATACGACGAGTAGATCCTAGATAATCTTTTCTGACTCTAGACTCAAGGGTATCAAGTTGACTAAACATGATATCTTTAAGTTCACTCATCGCTTCTTCATATGTAATATTCTCCAAGTCTCTGGATTTCTCTAATCAAACTTTAAAGTAAGATTTAAGAATAATCCAAGGACCTGGGGTAAACCAAACAAAGACTATCATCAAAGTGGATAGTGGTCAAGAATACAATGACACTAATTTACGCCATAGGCGAGGAATTAGTCTCTTGAATTCTCTTCCAACTTGCTCAACCTTAGCAGTGTGATTGCGAATTACTTCAGCAATTACACTATTACTTAAGATCTTAAGTAAACTACCTTTGGGGTGTTGTATGACGAAGGCAGAGATGTCCCTCCTTGAAAGGCCAAGCCAATCAATGAACGACAATCCGTTCTTCATCAACAGTCCACTAGGACCGGCGAGCAAAATAAGACCAAATCGAGAAATATCATTTCCTATATTTCTCAACTTTGAGGCTAAAACTCTGATATCAAAGACCTTACGCATTGCGAGATCTAGAATGATATGACTTCTATAATAAGTATTGGAAATCGAATTAAAAATTAATCGAGGACCAATACAAGAAAAGTCATTCCCTGTATCCAAGTTTATAGTTCTCTTCGCAAATTCTACTCAACGTGAGTTGAGAAAGGACTTTTGAAGAGAAATCTTAACTCCTAAAGTATTCATAATTTCGAGATAGTCAATCCCGATATTAGCAGGAACTATACAATCATCTCCAACGATTGCATAATTACTGATAGGTTTCTCGCAACACATTTGAACTATAATGTGATGCGATATAGCCAAGGAAGCTCATGAGGAAAAAGCTCCCATTGGTTGCCCTACCGAATACTTTATTAAATTACCATTATATAAAAACGGTATATTTATGATACGCGCTCATAGGTTAGCATCACGCTTCCCTAATAGCTCAGTCATAACTTGTAGTTGAAAATCCAGAGGCAACCGATCGGTTGCAGCAGATAGATCATAACTACTATAGAATTCTTCATCACCCATTAGCTTCTTTACAGGAGCTAATTGATTAAAAGTTCCATCACTAGGTATACATTTCAGATATTTAAAAATACTGTTGTGTATAGGCCATAGTGCCATTTGTACTCAATAGTTAGTCATCGCAACGATACGGGATTTACCCGCAACGTTTTTGACGACTGCTAAACGGCCTAGATATCACTTTTTCCCTAATAGCGAAGAAATAGCTATATAAGGAGTGAATGATACAAGGATAATTACTAAAGATATAATGTACTTTAAAGAACCTTTATAAGTTCAGTAGAGTCGCATTAAGTCGATTAAGTACCTTGGGTTTTGTCACAATGCGAAAGCATCGTTAAAAACCTGAAATAAGGCGTCTTTTCCGTTAGGACCAGACGATCTTAATTCAATTGATTTCATTACTTTTACGAAACGAAAACGTGTTGTCGATATAGATTTTAGGTTCTTGATGGCTTTCCGTATTCGGAAAACGTCAAGAGTCGGACTAAGTCCGCTAAAGCGATCAAGGATAGTTCCAAGATCAACTTTAGGTCATCAACCTATTACTCTATGAACGCCAAAGAGTGTCAAAATTACCATAGAAGGAACTCTTTCTTTATTTAAGAGAGATAATCTTAACGGTCAAGGAAGTATTGTCGGAAGACCCCTACCGTCCAGCTTAACCCTAGTCTTAAGACTAGGGCGCTGCTGACCGGCAAGGTGGAATGTTACAATATTATACATATCTTTAAAGTGTTCAAAAAGGAAACGATTGTTTCTTCTCTGAACTTGATTTGTATAAACCTTGTACATCCTCGTCCAAGCAGTACGATAATCCTTAGAATTCTCAATACCCAAAGCCCACAATACTAGTGAGAGGTATGGATACCACAACTTAGGTACCATCCACTTACCAGTACTTCAGTCACTTTTTCTATTTTTGAATTGTGTTATTAAAGTTTTTTTAGTAGCATGATTTAAGAAAATTTGACAGCTTTATATAATGTCCAAATGTTAAGATACTAGAGGGTGCTAACCTTTGCATCTTCCTATAAATTTAATTACAGGCAATATCTTTTATATAAAGGCACGACCCCAAGGCTATATGCCTTGTTGGGGAGTCCGTATCTAGAAGGTGTTTATTCTTCTTCTGCTTTTTGAGCAGAACGATAGGGAGCCCAGGTTCCCGATTAAACGTGCAAGGCCTAAGATGTCAACCCTAAGCCTGACCAGTCACAAGACT